AGAACGTCATCTACACATTTACCACTAGGAGCAGACACTAATTAAAGTGTATATCTGCAGCATGAGCGAAAACTCATACCACATACCGGAGGGTTCCGGTACGACAGGTAAAGCCTCACCTGCCGTTGACGAACGAGCAAAGGGACTAACGCGCGGTTGGGTTCAGATACTGAAAGCCCACCGTTGCCCAAGGAACGTCATTGATGACTGTCGGAGACAGCTCAAGAATTACCTTAAAGTGGAGTCGACTGCGATCTACTTCAAACGCGCCAAATATATCGGGGTCAGATATATGGCCTGGTATCTCAAGGTAGAGATGCCAGAGGTACCGGATATGGATTTTGTTCCGTCCGGTGCCTGGAAGAAGTGGTCTAAGTCCCGGCGACATTTCAATCGCTCCAACACGCACTTGTGGTATTCAATACTGCAAGCAAAGCGTTGTGCTTTGCCCCTTACGGAGGATATGGTTTTAGCCACCTACGTAAAGCACAGGATTGCGATGAGTCGGGAAGACCCCATCGACGAGGATACTCTTGAGTCTGTTTTTCAACAGTTGATTGGTGTTCTGGAACCGGTCCGAAGGGCCCTGACAAGGGCCTACCAGACCAACGACGATCTCGAGGAACTACAAGAGACGTCATGGGCGCCGTCGGAGAACGCGGCGTATGAGGCGAGCAAGATGCGAGGGGGCCAGAAACAAGCCCTCCGCAAAGAGGTGACTCGCAGGGTTCGTAAGGAGGATGAAATTAAAGGTTCAACTTCTCACTCCTGGAAGGGGGAGGATTTCTTTTCGGAAACCGCTCCTTTTGCACCCACCAGTTCACGGGTATTACCCGAGCTGGTGAGGATGCAGTTCTTTACCAAGGTGGTAGTAGGTGGAAGAGTTCGTACGAACTATGTGGTTGAATTTTATGAGTTCAGCCACCACCAGGAAGTCTGGGATGACTTCCTCACCGATGCCGTTCTGCAGTATGATACTGGCAGACCATTGAAGTGTACTATCTATGGCATCCTTGAGCCACTCAAGGTTAGAGTGATCTCTAAAGGAGAGGCGGTGCCGTACTATGCCTCGAAAGAACTCCAGAAGCGCCTTCATGGGATTCTACGGAAGATGGATTGCTTCCGCTTGTTGGGACGTCCTCTATGCCCAACGGATCTTATGGACTGTGCGGATAACCCAGTACAGACGGGGGGAGGGTCGATGAAATGGTTCAGTGTCGACTACTCCTCCGCCACGGACTGCCTTAGTGCAAGTCTGTCTGCAAGGATTCTGTCCTATTTGGTACAGGATCTCCCCGAGAGGATGCAAGAGCTTTGGCTCCGCGTTCTCGCACCTCATCTTTGTGAGTATCCACCTGTTAAGTCAGATGGCACGAAGGTGACTGTTCCACCCGTGATGCAGAAGAATGGTCAATTGATGGGTTCACCCCTATCGTTCCCTATCCTCTGCCTTGCTAACCTAGGTCTTTACCTTGAGGTCATTAAAGATGATCCGAGGTCACTTAAGGACAAGTTGGCAGGTGTTCTCATTAACGGAGATGACATGCTTTACGTTGCCCCAGAATCGCTCTGGGACAGGCATCGCGAAGTCGGCAAAACTGTCGGCCTTGAGATGACACCTGGAAAGGCGTACATGCATAAGACCTTCGCGAACATGAACAGCACGTGCTTCCATTATGATCTGGAGGCGGCTTGGCGTCTCATTAGACGTCCAAGTCGTGAGGTACATTACCCAGTAGGGGAGACTCTACTAGGGGATGTTATCTTCCAGTCCGTGGTCCTTGAACCATCGGCCCAGATCTCACGCCAGACCCCTTGGCAGATTGACTTCCTCAATACCGGTCTTCTCTTTGGACAAAATAAAGTCTTAGAGAAAGACACGACGGTTGGGGAGACGGTTGTCTCGCACCGAGCTTCCGTCATCAATCAGCTGCTCAAGGGCGCTTTACCGGGAAAGCAGAAGGGCCTACTTAAGGGTTACCTTCGGCGCCATGCTGAGGCGATTAGGGAGGAATGCGCAGGTCGCAACCTCTTTATCTCACCCTCACTTGGCGGTCTTGGCGTTGACGCTCCACCTGGTTGGAGCTGGAAGATTACGGATCGCCAGCGGATGACAGCGTCCGTTTTGGCACAGAGGCTCGGCCCCTACGCTGAGTTTGGTGTTGGTCCTGCGAGGGCACCATTTCTTGAACAGCCGGTGGATAAGGTTCATCCATTCATGCGGCTTGTTGCACCTGAAAAGGATTCAGTGCACAAAAGTGATTTCAAGATTAAGGCTAATGGTACCTACCTTAGCTCGGCCCTACTATCGCAACCGGTTAGACTGGTTCGCTCGTACGAGCCCCAGTGGAGGCGGGTCTTTCTACGTGGCACTTATGTTGAAAGATCGCACACCTTTCAAATCAGTAACCCTCACAAGAGGTGTCAAACTGATTTCTTCCGGGAGCTTGCAGGAACTCTACTTGTGGACATGCCTGAGGTATCGACTGGGATTTTCCCTCCAGTCGAGGCCGTCTCCTCAGTAGCTTCTTCGGTGGAGCTCTAGGGGCGGTTGCCCGTGGGAATGGCTTTGGGACCTTGGCCATATAATTAAGGTTCATGGGGTCTCCTCCCTAACCACCCAAAACGGTTCCTGGTCCTACGACCGGGGTGGAATGCCGTGCTAAGTCTTCATTCATTTGGAGGCGGAAGTTGCCGAACGACTGCACGGGTGGGCGTCATGCTGGGGTTCTAGGAATACAGTACTAGGACGCACTGCGACACGGCCGAATCTTTGGTTCGAATCGATCGTAGTGACCTTCAGCGAAGGTGTGACGTAGGAGGCGATGAACAGTCTCGCTATGCTGGCGGTACCCCATACACAGCATCTGACAACCCTTATTATGAAACGTAAGGCTAATCAGCAATTAAAGTCCTCTGGTTCTAAGAGGCGCAAAGTCCGCGCAAACAATGCGGCACCAATCGCGAACGCGGTTGGCCAGAGGTCGAGAGAGCCCAAGATCAGGGGTTCTTCTCGCTCGACACGAATTGCTCACAGAGAGCTGGTTGCTACGGTCACAGGATCGACGACCTTCTCTGTTTTCGACTCGTTTTCCCTTAACCCCGGGATGTCGGCCACGTTTCCTTGGCTGTCAACCCAGGCGTCGGGGTGGGAGCAGTATCGCTTCCACCGCCTTAGATTTGAGTACTATCCAAGGTGTGCTACCACTACGGTTGGTTCCGTAATGCTAGTACCCGACTACGACCCCGCTGACGCTCCTCCTGGTTCGGAGAGCGCAGCTATGACCTATCGCGACGCGTCGGAAGATGCGCCATGGAAGGAACAGGTTGTATGGTTAAAGCCATCGGATATGTTTCCGATGGGACCCAAGAAGTACTTGAGGTCCTCTGCG